TATTCTAGAATTATAAAAAGCTGTCGTATTTGACACTGTAATGACTTCTCCTGTAGTCTTAGAGCTATTAGGATAATCTCTAGCTGATAAAGTAATAGTAGCGTTTCCTGTTTGATTTTTAAAGTCGGGTATAACTTTATTAATAAAACTAAATGTTTCTCCATCAGCAATGTCACCATCACCTGATTCTATATAAGCAGTCATCGCTGATCCATCAGCATCGACACCATCTTCATGACGATAGATTAAACTTCGTCCAGCAGTGAGACCATATATAGTTGAATATGTATTCGCTGTAGAATTAGCTAAATATTCTGTGGCTAATGGATTATTTTCTACTCCATTATCTATATATGTGCTTCTTGATAAATTACCAAAATACCAACTATTTTCTAAATGATTATAAATTACATATCTATCTATAAAATCAGATGAAGCTGAACAGTAGTACCAAATTACTTCTGAGAAATCAGAAGTTTGACCAGCATAAACTTGAGCGTATTGAGTTTTATTTATATCATCAAATACATGATTTAATATAGGACAAGGTATTTCTTGAACAGCACCTGCAAATCTAAAGAATTGTCCATCAGACATCCAGTAAGCTACGTCATCTATTACTATCGCACTATTTAATCCAAGAGTTCCACAGTCATTACCGAGTTGACGAAAGCCAAATATAAAAGGTGGACCTATAAAAGACATTGATTGAAGTGCTGTATCTGTCCATACAAGTATAGTACCTTTTGCAGGTATAGCTGATCTTATTTCACTACCTCCTGCAATTCTTTGTGATCCTGCTGAGTTAGTTGCGTTAGGAGTCCAAAAATTATAATTTTCTTGATCTGACCATCTTATAAATAATTTATCTTGTGTACTAGGTGTTCCTATAGTAGTTTCTGTACCCATACAAATTAAATGTCTAGTTTCTGTAGATACTATAGATAAAGTAGAAGCTGTAGGAGCATTAGCAATTTGTGTAGCTCTATTGTCAGTCATACCACCTGATTCATCCCATTCGTAAGTAGCTCCATCTCTTTGAGTTAAAATTAAATCTTCTCCCCAATTATTTAAAGACCATTGTCTCATATCTAGTGTAACTTCAGAAGTGGAACGTGGTTCATTCCATGCTTCTGCTGAATAAGTACCAGAGCTCCAACCATAACCTAAAGTTTGTATACTAGGTCCTATATTTATTTGATATGATATATCACAATTAGCAGAGTCAGTTACTGTAGAAGTAGCTGTACCAGGTGTAGTAATTGTATATGCATCTACATTATTAATAGCTACAATTTCAAATTCATTTTCTAAATTTGTAGTAGTAATTCCACCTACATTTGCTGATACATTAGATATAGTTATAAAAGCACCTAAAGTAGCTCCATGAGTTGTATGATTTACTATTACATTAGAGCTAGTATCAGTTGTAGTAAATACATTAGTTAAAGTATTAGATTGTCTAATTGGTGTAATATCTTGAGCTGTTCCTGATAAATAAGCATATACTTTTCTATCTGTACCTATTGATTGATAACGATTACCTTCTAAACTAATCCAAGAAGCTATATCTGCAGGTCTTCCTACATAGTAATTATCACTATATTTAGTCCAACCACCTATTTTTTGAGGTAATCCTTTTCTAAATCTAATCTTATCACAATCAGTCCATCTACCTTCTGCACCGGTTTCAGTGTTTTCGGTGTCTAAACCAGGCTGAAAATTAAGTTGAGTAAGTGGCATAATAACAAATATTATATAACAAAAATTTGAAATTAATACTATTATTTAAATGGGAAGATAGGGTGGTGTGGTGAATAATCTATCTTCCCGAGCTTATTTTATATATTATTTTTTAGGCTTTGTAAATCCTTTATACCAAGAAGGTAGACCAATTAAAGGTCTCTTATCTAATTCATTTTCTTTAGCAGTTTTAGATCCTGCTTTATTATAATGTAAGAATACTTGACCGCAATTTTTACCTTTAAATTCTTCTCTCCAATGTTCTAAATCACATCCAGAATAAATTAACATATCTCCAGGTTTAAGGTCGACTTTAATTCCAGCCTGACCTACTTTACCTGTTGGATCTAAATAGATTGGCCATTCATCTCCACCTAGATTTAATGTTGTTGAAATTTCACAAGAGTATCTATCTTTATGTCTTGCTAGTACATCACCTTCTTTATAAATTCTTGCATAAGAATAAGTTTCACTTAATTTTAAACCAGTATGTTTTTCCATAACAGGTTTTACTTGTTGTAATAATGTTTCCATAGCAATGTCAGAATAGTGTGAATATGTATTTGGAACCTGTTCATCATTCCATACACCAAAGTATTCTGTAAATGGTGAAATGTATTTGTTATCAAATAAAAATCTTGCAACTTGTCTTTTGTTTAAAAAATATTGATAAACAAATGCAGCTAACTCAGGTGAGATAGCTCCTTTTAAAACTGTGTATTTATTTTTTTTGAACGACATTATTTTCTCCTTGATAGTTTAAAACTGCTTTTGGTATTGCTTGACAATTCCAATGTATAAATCTAAATGGCTCGTAACCCATATCTACAATATATTGATGAGGCATATATGATGGAAAGAAAATCATTCTTCCAGGTTTTACCTTATAATGTATTTGTGAGGTTGCATAAGTAATATTAGATTTATCTTTTTCTGGTAATAAATTCATTACATTACCAGGTCTTGGGTCTTCAAACATTGGCATAGATGTTTTATCTGAAGCTTTTAAAAAATAAAAACCAGACATATGTCCGTTCCAATGAGTATGCAAAGTATGATGACCTGCACCTTTATGTGAAAACTCTTGTACCCACATTTCTGTAATAAATACTTGATAATTAGTTAAATCAAAACCTATTTCTAATAATAAATTATGAGATGTTGCTCCAATGTAATTTTGTAACTCTTGAAATTTTGGGTCTCCAATTAATGATGTTGAATGAAAGACGTGACCCATATCACCTTTATTACCAAACTTTTTATTTCTTTCATCAATAGCTGGTTTTAAAGTTTTTCTAGATGCTTCAATATATGGATCAGATGCTTTATTTAATTCTTTTACATATTTTTCTTGATCTGCATACCAAACAGGACAAGCAAAGTATTGCTCTCTTGCAAGTTGTTTTGGATAGCCTTCTTCAATAATCTTTTTTGTTTTTTCTTTTCTAGCTTTTGCTTTTTTTCTTTTCATATTTCTCCTATCTAAATGGATATCCTAAGTTCCAAATTACCAAACTATTTCGTTCACCACTTTTAACTGGACATACTCTATGCCATACAAATGAAGGAAATACAACTAAAGATCCTTTAGGGAGTATCTCTTTACATTTAACAATATTAGCTTTTTTATCAGGATCTAAATTTCTAAAATCAAATTCTAATTCACCACCTTTATAATTTTTTGGATCAGATAAAGTAACGGTTACAGATAATTTTCTAATTTTTCCATTTGTTGGATCTTGTAGATTTTGTGTTTGATAAGGTTTATCCCAACTGTCACAATGCCAATCATAATATTGTCCTTTTTTATATTTTGTAAATTGACAAGACTCAGACCAATCCCAATTAAAGTTCCAACCTGCACTTTGATTTGCTTGATGCACATAAGGTTGTATTTCTTTATACACCCATCTATCATTCATCCAAACAATATCTGAATTTCTTTTCTTTTTTAAATCAGTAACTTCTTTTGAATTTAATTTATCTTTACCAAAACCACCAGTGACTGCCATTTGATCTTGCATTTGATGACCATACTTTACAATGTCATCACAAATTCTTTCAGGGATAGCTGATTGAAAATACCAGTAATAGTTTGTTAAATTCATATACCTACTTTCTAATACTATTTAATACTATTTAAAACAAAAGTAAATACTAAGAAACAGTCAAGGTTCCAGAAGCTGTGAATGTAGCAACTTTAGCTCCACAAGGTGCGCAAGTAATTGTGTTTGTACAAGGACTTGCTGCTAATGTAGCTTCACTAGGAGCTCTTATAATTATAATACCTGAACCACCAGTACCACCTGAATAAAAACCACCAGAATAACCTCCTCCTCCACCACCACTTCCAGTGTTTGCTGTACCTGCACTACCATTAGAAGATGAACCACCATTTCCTCCTCCACCTGTTCCACCAGAACCAGCAGTTTGTCCAGAACCACCATTAGCACCTCCACCTCCACCACCTGTTCTTGTAACAGCAGAACCAGTTATTGAAGAAGATAATCCATTACCACCAGGTCCTCCTTGTGCAGATGCTGAATTAGTACCTGCTGAACCAGCTCCACCACCTCCACCACTTGCGTCAACAGGAGAAGGAATTGCGTCACCACCATCAAAACCTTGACAAGCTGTACCACTTCCACCAGCTCCTGTTGGACTATTATTTTTATTTCCACCACCACCAGAACCACCTGGATTAGCGTCACCAGTATTGTAAGCAGCACCTCTACCACCTCCAACAGATGTAATTGTTGTTATTCCTGTTCCTGATATAGATGAATCATTACCATCAAAACCAGCATCGCCAGGGTCTTGTACACCAGAACCTCCAGCACCAATTGTTACTGTATAACATCCTGTTACAACTTGTGCTAAAGGAGTTTCAGATGAGCCTCCCCCACCAGAAGTTTCACAGTTAAAAGAGTTTCTATAACCTCCTGCACCACCACCGCCTCCAAGTGAACCACCAGATCCACCTCCAGCGATAACAAGATAATCCATTTCATATACTATAAACTGTGGCCACGTTCCTTGTTGCTTGGCTGCTAATTGAGATTTTAAATTCCATACACCACTTGCTTTGTTTAATTCTTTTACGACTACGATTCCTGAACCGCCACCACCGCTTGGTACGGAAGCTCCTGGTCCAGCACCACCACCGCCTCCACCTCCAGTATTAACTGTTCCTGGATTTCCTGGTCCAGTTGATCCTGCTCCACCTCCACCTAATCCACCAGCTCCTGCTCTTACATTAGGTGCTGGACTTGGGCCAGCAGCCCCACCTCCACCGCCTCCAACTGCACTAACTGGTGCTCCTGGAAATATAC